GTGGAATCGGTCACCGTTAATCTTGACCTTGTACTATAAAAGTGTATAATTAGTATATGCGGACTAGGCGTCATCCCGCACTATAAACTCTGCCGTCATTGCTAATCTTAGGAGATAACAATGGCAAAATTTTACTCAACAAAAACATACGGTAACGACCGCGGCTTATCATGCTGTTTTAGACAATGGCGTGCCACACATAGCCACTGCTCAACACTACACGGATACTCGATTGGCATCAAGTTAATCTTTGAATGTGACACACTAGATGACAAAAACTGGTGTATGGACTTTGGTGGTCTTAAAGAATTCAAAGCGTGGGCAGATTATATGTTTGATCACACTTTGGTGATTGCAGAAGACGATCCTCATTTAGATGTGTTCAAACAACTTAATGAAATTAAAGGTGGATTTAATGACAGCGGCTTATGCGACTTGCGTATTGTGGAAGGTGTAGGCTGTGAAATGTTTGCCAAAATGGCATACGACAAAATGGCAGACTTACTAGTAAATGGCAATCAACGCTATCCAATTAACCCAACAGTAAGAGTTAAATCAGTTGAAGTATTTGAACACGGTGCTAATTCGGCTACGTACGAAGGTTAAGTATTTTTGGCGCCTTTGGGCCAAAGCATTAGGTGAGAAAGCAGGCAACACGGACAAGGAATCGGACCGAATTGCTTGCATTCGTACCTTAATTGTGTTATCATATGTACTTACAAACACTTTTATAATCGCAGGCGTCATAAGGCATTGGTAATGAAACGTATAGGCTTCGCATGTAAATGGATTGACCATCCTCATCAGGTCGACGGTATTAAAGCTACAGACGAGTGTAAGCAGTACAATACCGGTAGTACCACAGTGGCCTGGCTTGGTCGTCAAACTCAAGAAGTAGCAGAACAGAAGCTATGGGACCTAATGGTTCAGAACATCGAATCTACCCGAAAACTTGTAACTAGAGTAGGAACTTTGAATGAACATTTACGTATGGTCCGTATTAGTAGTGATATTCTACCTGTATATACTCAAGCTGACTGGAGTTATTTTTGGCGTCGTCCTGACGTCGTGGCCTATTGCGAGCGACATTTTAGAGAAGTGGGTGATATTGCTCGTCGGCATAATGTTAGGTTGTCTTTTCATCCTGGTCAATTTACTGTCTTGGCAAGTGATAATGAAGGTATCGTTCAACGAAGTATAGAGGAGTTTGAATATCATGTGGACATGGCCCGCTGGATGGGTTTTGGACAACAGTTCCAAGACCTTAAAATCAACGTACACATTTCAGGCCGTCAAGGCCCTGAAGGCATACGCAGAGCATACGGGCGGTTATCACCCGAAGCTCGCAATACCATTACTATTGAAAATGAAGAAAACTCATGGGGGTTAGATGACTGTCTTACTATTAGCGACCTTGTTCCTATTGTGCTCGACATACACCATCACTGGATTCGAGAAGGTGAGTACATACTCCCCTCAGATGATCGCGTTAGCAAGGTTGTTGATAGTTGGCGTGGCCTGCGTCCTACTATGCACTATAGTGTTAGTAGAGAAGATTATCTTGTGGAGCATGACCAATCTACCGCACCTGTTCATGCCCAACTCCTTTTAGACGGCTATAAAAAGCAAAAGCTCAGAGCACATTCGGACTTTTACTGGAATACAGCATCGAACGAATGGGCTTTGAGCTTTTTAGACACACATGATATTATGTGTGAAAGCAAGGGTAAAAACTTAGCTAGCTTTGCCCTTTATGAACAAGCAAAAACTCTTACTCTGCTTTAGGCTTGCGTGGAGCACGTGGCTTCTTAGCCGCTGGTGCTTTCTTAGCTTTAGCTGGCTTTACAGCAGGCGCTGGTGCTGGAATAGATTCTAGCATTGCACGAGTAACATCGTCAGCAACTGGTGTTGCTGGCGTTTCCACTTTGTATGGAACTTCTGCTTCTACTGCCTTAGGTTTTAACCCAAAAACTCGTTTAATAAATTCTCTCATAATAACTCTCCTTGTAAAATATTTATTAATAAATATCATTATGTATAACTTTATTAGATATGTTAGCCTGAATGAGGGCAATACTCCTAAAACTTTGGAGCAAACACCATTACCTTACAGTAAAACAGCCCTAGCTCCCAGCATGAGTAAAGCTACGATAGATTATCATTATGGTGAATTGTATAAGGGTTATGTTGATCGCTATAACAAAGGTGAGGGTGACCCGGACTTTAACGAAGCAGGGGCTTTTTTACACGACATATATTTTAGACAATTCCAAAGTCCTTCTAGATCTAATGAGCCTACAGCAATAGCTCTTAATTTTATCAACAAATATTTTACTAACTTTGACAAATTTAAAGAGGCTTTTGAAAAAGAAGCAATGAAAATACAGGGCAGTGGATGGGCATATCTAGCTCGAGACGGTAGCATTAAGACCATAAAAAATCATCAGATTAAAATGGATATAATACTACTAGTAGACTGGTGGGAACATGCATGGGCTCTAGACTATCAGAGTGAGAAGAAAGAATATCTTGAAAACCAATGGAAAATAATGAACTGGAATGTCATTGGTTCTAGAGTCGGTCGAGTAAGTTAAAATCTATCTAACAAATAAATATTATTATGAGAATCTGGGAAATAATTAAAGAAGGTAAAAAACCAATAAATGATCCAAAATTTGTTGGGTTTATGAACAATGCACTAGGTGACCGAGTCGATGCACCGGCACCTCCGCCTGACCCAGATATGGTTGCAATGGGCGGGAGTGTAGCAGAACTAGATAACCCGCATTTCAATTTCCGCCAGGCTATAAATTTTGGCATTAACCTTTTTAGGAAGATGACTCCAGAACAGAAATTAAAATTAGCCAAAAAAGGAGAAGATGCTGTAGAAGAATACATCTACAACATGGCTGTTAAGCACAATATGTTAATAGATTATGACGCAGATGATGATGCTAATCAACACAAATTTGCAGAAGAAGATATTGCAGAATGCCAGGGATACTTACCTGAAATATTCCATGATCCTGCTATCGACAGTTGGGTGATGGTATTAACAGACGGCAAGCCTATTCCTGAACCACGCAAGCGTAAACCAAAAGATTTAGGTCCTTTTACTGTTAAAATTAATCAAATAGCTGATACTCACGATGAGGCGGGTAGAGTCGTAGGTAGCGGATTGAGTAATCGAACTTGGAAACCAGTAAAACAATTCCAGACTAGACCTGAAGCAGAAGCCTACGCAAAACATCTAATTGCCAAATACCCAACGCATTATATTGGTGTTACTAATGGAGCCGATACTCATAACTTAAATGTTACTTATATACATAGCCCACCTGATACACGAAACTAAAGTTGGTCTAACGTCTTAAGGCTACTAGCAGGTATATCCCAAACTCGACGAGCTTCTACCCCTTTGCTTTGCGCAAACTTCTTAGCGTCACACTCGCTACACACGTGATAAAAATTATTGTTTAATCTTTTCGGATCCATTGATCCTTTATCTCTTTGAAATAAAGTACTACAACTGTCACAACGAAACAGTACTACAGTCTTATTCCTGCTGTAAGTATGGGTTTTACCACGACTGCTAATGCGCACGTAGTGGGTTTTACGAAATTCAGTTCCTATAAACATAACTGTATTTACATTAAGGTTATAAAATGGTAATGATAAATACTCAATCGAGGGCCATTATGATTACTATTTCACCATCTGCAAAAGACAAAATTAAAGACATTCTTGCAGAAGAAAACAATCCCAAAGTAGCGTTAAGAACATTTGTCCAGGGTGGGGGCTGTAGCGGATTTAGTTACGGTTTCACATTAGATGAAGTAGCGAACGAAGATGATTTCGAAATTCCCCTAGACGGATTCCGAGTACTTGTAGATAGCATGAGTATGCAATATCTTACAGGTGCAGAAATAGATTATAAAGAAGAAATAATGGGTAGCAGTTTTACTATAAAGAATCCCAATGCAACAACTACATGCGGCTGCGGTAGCAGTTTCGGAGTTTAATAAATGACACAACAAGTAATCAATACAGGTATACAGGGCAACGACGGTACTGGTGACAGTATCCGCGAATCGTTTATTAAAGTCAATCAAAACTTTAATGAACTTTACTCTGTTTTTGGATTAGGTGGTTCTCTTACACTTAGTAGTTTAAACGACGGAACTACCTACGGACAAGATCAACTTATCGTAGGTAGCCATATAGATGGTACGACTTTAAGTGCGAGAACTTTAACCAGTGTTGACGGCAGTATTATTATTGTTAACACCAATGATACTATTAATCTTGCCACAAAAGGATCTACACTGCAACAGGATACTGCTCCCACTTTAACTCAAGATTTAAACGCTAATGGGTTTACTATTGCAGGGCTAGTTGATCCTACAGCTAATTTAATCAATACCTTTAACCGAGTGTATGGATCAGGACAGGCAAACATTGGCAGCATGGCTGTTACTGTAAACTACGGCAACTTAAATTACATATCAGCAAGTACTAGCAATATTACTCCGGGAACTATTAATACACCGGCATCTGTTGGTACTTATAATGTTAGTTCTGTAATAAAATCTAGACCACAACCACAAATTCCTTCTCCATCTATAGTTGCAACTGCAATGACAGCCGGAAGCTATTACAAAATAGTATCAACTGGATCTACTGATTTTAGACTATACGGTGCGGCAGCTAATGCTGTTGGTATTACATTTACTGCCACGTCTGCCGGTATTGGTACCGGCACTGTAGTTGACGGCGATTATAATCCAGCATTAACTGGTAATTATCTAGCTACTGAAATCGTACAACGTCAAGACCTAGTGCTACGTGAAGGTGACAATATGATTGGCACTTTAAATCTTAGCGATCACCCGGCGCCTTTAGCAGGAGCAGGAACACCTACAGGTGCTAACGATCTTCAAGCGGCTACAAAATACTATGTTGATAATAATACATATTACAGCAGTATTAACCTGTATGTATCAACAAGTAGTGGTGATGATACACAGGCTAATACTCCTCCAGGACGTGAAGGCCGCGCATGGCATTACGCATATAAAACTATCGGAGCAGCCGCATTAAAAGCACAAACTCTAGTTGAGTTAAGTCAAATAGAACCAGGGCCTTATCGTCAGACAATAGCCTACACTGAAAACGGTGTTCAAACAAAATCAACTATTTCAGGTGTGACCCTAGCAGGTGGCAACACCTATAGTAACATAGGCAATCATTATTACGATGATGCATCTTCTTTACTACAGTCAAATAGACAATTTATTCAAACTGAAACCGTTGCATATATCAATCAGAAATATGTAGCGGCATTCCAAGATACCGGTTATTACAACATTTTATTAAACATAGTTAATGGTATCGGATATGACCTTATATTAGCTACAAATTTTAATTCGATTACACAGATAACAAGTTTGTTCAATCCTGAAAACAATAATATTATCGTAAATCAATTGGCTCAGATTACCGACGCTATAGGACAAATTCAAACTCAAATACAGAATTATTCATATAACACATCATTACTAAAATCATATATTGTATCTGTTGTTAAAGCACTATCTTGGGATCTGCTATTCAACAGCAATTACCAAAGCATACAAGCCGGTTTAAACTACAGCCATTACGGCATTAATTTAACTCCAAGCCAGATTAACAAAGAATTAGATGCGCTATCAACAGCTCTACAATCTATCGCAGGTGTGGCTACATACAGCGCACCGATCGCATCAATTCAGTCTAATATTGCTATTATAAAAAATATTATTTTAACAGGAGTTGCTCCAACCCTAGTATTGCCTTCAACTACTAGTACTACAACAGAACAAACTAGCGCAATGAGTTTGTTGTTAAACAACATTAATTTCATACAAGCAGAACTTACTGCCTATATAATAACAAACTATCCATCTATATCATATAATGCATCATTAAAAACAGATATCAAATATATCATATGGAGTTTGGTCTATGATTTAATGTACGGTGGTAATCAGCAGAGCATCTATGCTGGTATGCAATACTGGACTTTTGAAGATGCATCGACCACATCTGCAGGGAAATCCGTTTATATCGGGGCTATAATTTATTTAAAAACATTAGTTGGTAATATTATCACAAATACGAACCTAGGTACAAATGCATCAACTACGTTTGTAAGCGGTGGTAATTCTGGTACTAATACGTTTGTTGTTCAATCAGCTGCCGGTATTGTGGTTAATCAAGGTGTCACAGGAAGTGGTATTAGTGCCGGTACTTATGTAACTAGTGTATCAGGAACAACCATTACCATCTCAAACAATTTGACTCAACAGGCAAATGGAACGTATATTTTTGGAACTGTTCTATATCAACAAACAGTAATACAGTATACAAATCAAACCTTAACCGGAGTTACAGCGGGTAATGTTACTCCATTATCTATTGGGGCACCTGTGCTTACTGGATCTAACTATTCAGTAACCTATACCATTCCTCCAACCAGTATTGTTTCCGGAGCATACTATACTGTTCTAAACAATACCAATACCGCATTTAATGGTACTTACAAATGTACAAGTAACACCAGTACCAATGCTACGTCTATTACATTACTCTACACATCTGGAAGTCCCGGAACTGCTGGAGTAGCATCTACCACCATTATCCAAGATGCATTGTATAATTCAATAATAGCTAATATTACAGAGATACAATCAATAATAAGCAGTGCAACTCAACCGACTTATCCAACTGTTACTGATCCAGATACTAGTCCATTTGCTGGCACTGATTTGCTTACTGTGAACTTTTCAGCAGTACAGGCAGCGGCAACTAACCAAAGTAATGCCGCTGTAGCTAACATTGGTAGTGCAAACTCAATTATCAATGACACAAACGTATCAACTTATGTTAATGGGTTGTTTACTGTTATTAATAATTTGTTGACCTATGGTATTTCTAATTCTTCATATCCTCGTCCAACATTTACAAATGGTGGGATGATAATTCCGTCTGTTTCTAATCCACCGAGTGGTGCAGTTCCGGGATATGTGAGTGCTGCCTATGCTATTTTATCTAACGTAGATTTTATAGCCAATGATGTATATGTGTATACGGTTGCTAACCATAGTGGCTTTGTGCCATCAGCTGGCTCGACACAATTTAAAAATAGTATGAAATATATCTGCGAAGCTATCGCATATGATTTAACATACACTACAGCGGCCGTTGCTTGTAATTCTGCTAGTTTGTTTGCTGTTAATCAATTGCTAGATAATTTTCCATCTAATTCAACCGAAAAAACAATTACACTAAGCGTAATCCAAGCTAGACTATCTTTGTTAGTAGGACAAATTGCAGGTAATAGTAACGTAACTAAAACTGTAGGAAATGCACTTTCACAAACCTTTACTTACACAACAGGACTAAGTCCTGTTATAGACACAGCTGGTGGTAATACTGCTCCACAACAAGCCATTACTAACTTATTTACAGCCATGGAAAACGTTATAGGAAATCAAACGATTGCGCCTACAACCCCAGCATTGGTAAGTTACTCTGGTTTTGAATTTTATCAACCTTATGTGATTATTGCACAAAACGCTTCAACCATCGCCAACACTATTACTACAAATATCAGTAATACCTATACAGGTGGATATAATTATAATCAAGCATTATATTATAAAGACATAGGTACTATCGTCGATGCTATAACTATTGACTTGAGAGTGGGAGGAAACTATCAAAGTATTAATGTGGGTAGATCATTTTACAAGCATTCATCAGCGGTTGCATTGGATGGTTTAAAATTTGCCAGCAAATTAATGTTGCAAGTGATAAATCAAGTATCTGCACTGAGATATCAATATCAAGTAAGTCAATTTCTTGATAATACAAAAACTGATGCTACCAATGCCGTTACTACTTACAATCAAAATTTTGCAAATATACTCAACATTGTTCAAAACGGTTATGGCAGTGTTGCTTCTAGTTCAATTAATAAAGGAAGTGGTTTATATACTGTTACATTTACCAATGGGGGTAGGGGGTATGTTGACCAAGGTACACCAGGTGACGTACACATTTTGCCCGGACAGATTTTAATTGGTAACACTAGTGGAGCAGTTGGTATTATTGTATCATATGTTCCGGGAACATTGAGCCAATAT